GAGCATGAGAGCGTGGTCAAGCCACTGCGGGATGGCAGGGATGTCCGCGTCATCAACCAGGTCCGTCACGTCTCGAAGGTACGTGATCGTGAGGGCGTCGGTGACGGAAGACGTGGGCGTCGGGTACAGCTCGATGAGCGGGTTGCTCAGGCCGAGCTGCGGGTTGTTCGCATCCACCGACCCAGTGTTGATGGCGTAGTAATACTGGAACTGGGGGGCCACGACGTTGGTGGCCCGCATCTTCTGGAGCTGCTGCATGGTCGTCGGGATCATCGCCCGCAGCAGGGTGCCGGGGTAGGTCAGGCTGTTCAGCTCGCCGAAGTCGTCGGGCAGCTCCACGTACGACTGGTCCGCGGTCAGCGAGAGCTGGTACGGGCCGCCGTTGCGCCACTTCCAGGCGTGGATGGAGCACAGCTCATGGAGCGCGTCATTGACGAAGTCCGTGCTGGTGAACCCCGTGGCGGGGCTGTTGCCCAGCTGGTGGACCACCGCGGCCACGTAATCTGCCAGGGTCCTGCGTGCCATGAAAGGGACTGGCGAGCATCACTTCGCCAGCCCCAAGGAGGTGAACATCAGTCGGCGAACTATTAGTTCGCAATCGCGTTCTGGGCGAGGAGGCCGCCCGCACCGAAGAAGCTGACGGTGCAGGAAGTCACGGAAGTGCCGCCCGTCTCCACCATGGCGATGGCTCGCTGGCCAGCGTTCGTGGTGACGGCGAGAGCGACGAGGTTGCGGTTGGTCTCGGTGGCGCTCATCATGAGCAGGGCACCGGGGGCGTAGGTGGCGGAGGCCGTGTTCACGGCGACGCGCCCCTGGATGCGGACCATGATCTCGGTTCCGGTGGCTCCAGCACCGCCGAGCAGGTCTGTGACGACGCAGTAGATCTGGCCCGCGGTGGCCGACTCGCCGATGGGTTCAACGGCGGAGTCGTACATCAGGTCGATCGGCTGCTGGGAAGCGCCGCCGGGACCGGCCGTGGCCGTGGCGGAGCTGCCCTTGGAGGTGCCAGGAGTCGGCTGGTAGCCGCTCGTGGTATCGGCAGAAGCAAGGGTCGTGTCGAGCGCGAGCACCTGGCCCACCGCCGCGGCAGCGAAGCTGCCGGTGGTGACGCCGCGGAAGATCACGCGCTTGTCCACGTTGCGAAACGGGCTGCCCTTGGCCTGCATGGCGACGAAATCCAACATGGGGAAAATCCTTTGTGCTTTGTGTGCGGGTGGGAATGGCCCAGGGGGCCGGTATCAGTTCGTGGTCGCGCCGGTGGGGAAGACCACGCCCTGACGACGACGGGACATGCAGAACAGGTTGTAGTAGGTGCTGTTCCAGACCACCCAGGTGAAGGGCTGGCGGGGGTGCCGCATGGGCTCCTTCTCCTTCATGTACTCCGTCGAGTGCCAGACGGGGTGCAGCCAGTTGAGGTTGATGAACTCGAAGCGGGGCTGACCGGCGGACCAGCCAGCGTCATCGAGCGCCGCGATGTACTCGACGGGCAGACCGGCGTACTCCAGCTGGCTCTGCTGAGCGCCGAGGTCGTTGCCGACCAGGCGGTCATTGGAGTCGCGGGTGAGACGCAGATACAGCGCCCGGCCGTCGCGGTTGGTGGCGATCATCATCTTCTGGAACTTGTCGTCCTGGAAGTATTCGCCGGGGCGCGGGGAGACGAACCGGCACTTCATGAAGATGTTGTCGAACGCGTTGACCAGGCCCGTGTCGGGGTTGGTGAGGTCGGCGGGGTCGTAGTCCTCGAACTGGTTGCGCCACCGGGTCTCGGTCGTGGGCGACAGAGTCTGGACGGTGGTGAAGCCCGAGGGAGCCAGGCCATCGACGGTGATGAACGAGCGGATGGAGAAGGGCTTGGTGCCGCTGGACGACTCCATATCGCTGTTGGAGGGGGTGGCCCAGAAGGCGTCCTCCATGAAGTTGTAGCTGTTGGTGATGGCCTGCTGGCGCTTCACCTTGAGCAGGTTCTTGTAGTACGTCTGGGCGTCGCCGGTGTTGAGGTTGACTTCCTGCTCCGTGTAGGAGAAGTGGTTCGCCATGAACCGCCAGTTCACCTCGACGCTCCGGAGAGTGTCGACGTTCTGGATGTCCATGTCGTCGTTGGGGTTGTAGAACACGGCGGTGCCCGAGTCGCGCAGCATCACGCGATCGGTGATCTTCTGGCCAGACTGGATCACGTCGGCCGTCCCCATGCCCTTGAGCATGCGGGAGAGGACGTACGTGTTCTTCACGGCGTCATTCATGATCTCGTCCGGGGAGGTCTTGATCTTCTCGCCGGTCGACTTCACGAAGTTGTTGAACGAGGAAAGGGACGGCATTGGTCATGCACTCCTGGAGATCAGCGGGCAAGTTCCTTGCCGATGGTCTCGTCGAAAGCAGCGTCGTACACGTCTTCCTTGGTCTTCGGCGCGGCTCGCGTCGTCGGGGCACCAGTCTTGGGCTGGCTGGCGAGACGGGCCTTGTTGTTCTGGACCAGGGATGCAGCTGCGGACGCTTCGGTGGTGTTTGTGAAAACGACTTTGGCCGCGGACTTGGCGGCGTTCCTGATGGCCTGGCCGATCTTCACGCCGTCGCGCATGTACGCGCCGGTGTTCCATTCGGTCAGGAATCGGGCCGCAACCTTGTCGCGGGATTCCGGGCTGGAGATCGAGGGGTAGTCCGTGGCAAGGCCGGACAGCGCCTGGTCGATCACGAGGTCGTTGAGCAGTTCCATGATGGCAGGGATGGCTTGCGCGGTCTGCTCGATCTGAGAGAGGCGGCCGTCGGTTTCCTTGAACAGGTCTCCAAGCGGCTTGATCTCGTCGTCGTAGGACGTGGCGATTTTGCCAATCACCTCGTCCACCTTGCTGCCATACGGGGTCGCCTTCGCCGTCTGCTGCGGCTGCGCCTCGGCCTTGGGAGCTTCCTCCTTGGGCTTGTAGCGTCCGAGATCGGAACGGAGGCGATCCTGCTCTGCCTGCTGCTCGCGGAAGGAGTTCACGAACGAGTCGATGGTCTCGCGGCTCATTCCAGCGAGCGACTCGGGCTTGATCTTGGCCCGGCTGAGGACGTGCTTGTCGCCCTCGGTCAGCAGGTCCTGTTGTGCAGGCGCTGCCGGGGCGGCTTCGTCCTTGACTTCCGCCGTCGCGTCTGCCTTCGGCTCTGCCGCGGGTGTCGCCGGAGCGTCATCCTCGGTCAGGTGTTCCTTGAAGGCGGTGTCGTACGCGGTCTCGCGGGCTGCAATCGCCGGGGCTGCGGCCTCGGCAAAGGTCTGGCTCGTGGACGGCGATGGCGCTTCCGCTGCGGCGGTTGACGGGGCTTCGATCGTTGCGGTGTTTCCTTCGTCGGGCATGGTGGCTCCTGCCAGGGGTCAAAGCCACTGCGGCAAATCCCTGGACAGGTACATCATGCACCACATGTCGTGCCGTGTCAAGACGACCCACTACATCTTGTGGGTCACTCTCGCCTGTAACGGTGCTTGGCCATGACCTCTCGCTCGTGCGACTTCGACTCGATGACGGGCTGGCCGAACTTGTTGGTCTGGCACCCTTCGAGGTTCTTGGGCAGGCGCTTGGAGACGTACGGGTACTTGTTCCAATCGCCGACCGCCGCCGAAGGCGTCGCTCCTTCGGCTTGGAAGTCGCGCCCGCACTCGCCGCCGCAGGTCGGGCACGGCTCGACGGTGGTGGCGTCCTTCATGCTGCGGACAATCTCGAAGTTGGCTTGGCACGGGTCGCACCAATACGTGTATTTCATCGGAATCCACCTCCAGCCGGGACCAGGGCTCCCATACCGGCAGACCCTGGCGGACCCTGGAGACCACCGCCCATGGGGCCGAACTGCCTGCCGAACTGCTGGCGCATGTTGTCCACCCCGACCGGGGCGTTGGAGTTGGCCTCGGCCTGGTTCTTGCTCTTGAACCCGTACGGAGGTTGGGAGAAGTACCGCGGCGACGGCGGCTGCTGGGGCATCAGGTTGCTGGGGGCCTGGAGATCAGGGGCGCTCATCTGGCCCAGCATCTCCCAGATGATGAACGTGTCGGCATTGTCCTGGTTCAGGGCCTCGCCCACCATGCGGAGAATGTCCTGCCACCGCAGGTAGGGGATCTGCGGGATCATGGGCGCGATCTGCATGATGAAGTTCGCAAAGTCCATCGCCCGCCGCTGGATGACCTGCTCGGAGACGCGCTGGAGGGACAGGGGCTCGATGTGAATCGAGTAATCGTCCCACTTGCCGGTGTCCTGCCCGGGGATGGGGCCGCCAAAGAACAGGCCCTCGCCCTCCATTCCAGTGATCGGGTCGCGGACGTTGACGGGGATGATGACGCCCGCGGTGTGGAAGAGGAACCACCCCAGGGTCTTGAGCGACCCGGCGCAGGCGCTTCGCACCTTGCCCTTGAGGTATTCGGTCCGGTTGGAGAGGGCGTCGCTGGCGATGGACGCCTCGGTGGCAGTGTCGGCGGCTCCGACATCTCCTCGCATTGTTTCGGTCATGCCGGAGTGCCGATCGAGCCTCGTCCGGAGGAAGTTCATGTACTCGTACTGGTCCCGCGTCACGCCGCCCAGGTGGATCTCCTGGATCTGGCTGGAGTTGAAGCCGGGGACGGCGATCACCTCCCGGTCGCGGGCGTCCTTGATGTCGTCGGGCAGGTTCGAGACTGTGCCGTCAACGATGAAGATCGTCTTCCTGCTGGCCGCGGATCGGGAGGCCGACCGCGCGTGGCAGTTCATGTCGATGACCTGGTCCTGCACCGCCAAAAGAGGGGAGAGCGGGTACGGCTGGCCAGGGACGGGGTACGCCTGGAAAACCTTGTAGGGACCCCATTCCGGTCCGTACCACTGGCGCTCGGGATACACCTCCACGGGCGTGGAGTTCTTGGCGAGTACTCGGATGGTGTTGGTGCGCCTGATCCAGATCGAGTAGAGCAGCACCTGGTTGCGCTTGAGGGAGGAGCGGTCGGGCTTGCGGAAGGGCTCGTTCTTGTCGTCCTCGTAGGCGATCTGGAGCTTGTCGATGGCGTCGGGGCTGATCGCCGGGTCGGCGAGCAGATCCTCCTTGTCCACGTAGTACCAGTGGTACATGTACTCCGCGTCTTCCACGCACGAGGCCAGCGGGTCGATGCCAAAGCATCGGAAGTCGATGCGCTTGATGTTGGGGCGCACGGCTCCATCGGACCAGCGGGTGTCGTCTTCGATGAAGTGGAGCAGAATCCCCTGGAAAAACAGCATGTCCAGGACTGCCCGCTCTGTCTCCTGCTTGTAGTTGATGTCCTCGATCAGAGATCGCAGGCCGCTCTGCATCGCCTGGCCGACGGTGCGATGGCCGATCACGCGACGCGCCTTCACGACGACGGAGGGGTTGTCATAGATCAGGCTCGGCAGCATGTTGCTGACGAACGAGTAGCTGAACGGCTCGGGGTTGATCTCGCTGTCGTCCACCGCCTGCGAGGCGGTTGACCAGTCTTTGTTGCCGCGATACCAGCGGCCGACGTACTCGCGCGTCAGGCGGTTGACGCCGTTGAGGTGGTCATCACGCGTCTTCTCAGCCTGGGTGATCTCGGCCCAAAGCTGCTGGGTGTCTGGCTTGAACATGATGCAAGGTTATCGGACCTGAGCGATGCACGCAAGCATCACGGAAGAATCGCCCGCGCGGCCTTCCCCCGGAGGACCCGGTGGTTGTCGAAGATGGCCCCATATGTGCCGGGGCTGTATTCCACGCTGGGCATCTGGAACCGGCTGACTTCCCGGGCCGCGTGCCACGAATACGCCAGCGCCATGACCATGTCGTCGTGCATGCCAGAAGGGGCTGAGGTGACGAGCTGGTCGCTGTTGGCGGTTTCGGCGTCGATGCCAGCCGACCGGGGCCGGTACTGGTATTGGCGGAGTTCCTCCATCAGCTCGGCCGATTTGAGGACGATGTGCCCGCGCTCCAGGCCCGATCGCAGGTTCGGGATGATCGTGTCGCCGGAGGACCGGTGGTGCCCGAGCAGATCGCTGGGCCGACGGGAACGGGTGGATTCGAGCCTGCCGCGGTAGATGTAGGCGTAGTGGCGCTCGTCGTACAAGCGACGGAGGGTGGGCAGGCCGAACTGACGCTCGCCGCAGATGAAGGCGTTGAAGTACCAGACGCCGAAGCTGTACAGGATCTCTGAGAAGGTGGCGTCGCCCCACCACCCACGAGCCTCGGCCACCTGCTCCAGCGTGCCGTTTTCGTTCTTCTTGCACACGACGCAGCAGTCGAAGTCGCGTCCCACCAGACCGGCGGCGAAGTCGGCCCCGATCACGTACGTGGCGTCGACCTGAGGCTTCTCCCAGACGGCCATGTACCCGCCCTCGTACTCACCTCCAGCGTTCCACTCGACATAGTGCGTACCAGTCCGGCCTCCAACGCGCCGGCGCAGCAGATGCGTGGCATCCTTGCCGTCGGGGCCGAGGATCTTCACGTCGGCGGCGTCGACGAGCGTGAGGGAGCCGCGCGACGGTGTCTCGATGTTCTCGATCTGCTTGTCCAGCGAATCCTGATCGAAGACCTGGTCGCCGCTGAAGTCCGCGTATCCGCCCTTGAGGCGGACGCGAAGCTCCTTGTCGCTGGCGAAGGAGATCGACTTGTAGTGCTTCACGTCGTCAGCACTCATCGCCGGGTTGTCTTCGATGCCACCGGCATCCCACACCCACACATCAGGGTGGGTCTGCTCAAGCCGGGCCGCTTCGGCGGTGAGGCCACGCAGCTTGTGCCACTGCTCCCAGTCCTGCACGACTTCTCGGATGAACCAGGTCATGCCCAGCGTCATCGTCGCCGCCACCATGTACCGCGTCTTGCGCTTGCCGCGGCGACGGAACATGAGTTCGTTCCAGAGTTTGCGGTCGGGGTGCTCGTCGAAGCAGACCATGTCGACCGGGATGCCCTGGATGTGCTCCCAGTCAGAGTCGCCGGAGACGATGTGCAGCTCGCCGCCGTTGGGCCACACGTATTTGTGCTTGCTCTGGTTCCACTGGTACGGCCTCGTCCAGACCTCGTCTTCAAGCTGGTGGCGGAGGATGTCGAGCTGCTGGAACTTCTGGCAAACCCACACCACCACCATCGGCCACGGCGCGAGAAGGTCCGGGTTGAACGGGTCGTCCTTCTGGATGAGCATGTCAACGGCCATCGCCATCGTGGTCGTCTTGCCCCAGCCGTTGCCGGGAATCGCCACTCGGATTTTGTGGCGAGACTGAAGGCACTGAATCTGACCGTTGGAGTGCGGCGTGATGTTCCATCGTGGCCGGAGCGAGGCGAGGCGGTCAAGGCTCTGTTCGATTCGGATGAGCCGTTCTGCTTCACGACGGCCGTTTTTATCGGACCTGCTCATGCTGGTATGTTACCATGTCTGCATGAGGATTCTCGGGATTGATCCTGGTTCCAAGGTGTGCGGCTACGCCTTGATCGAGGACGGACGCCTGATCGAGTCTGGCACAATCGGCACGAAGAACGGCGTGATGAGGCAGCGGCTCCGGGTGCTACGGGCCGATCTGCTTGAGATCCTGGAGCTGCTCAAGCCCACGCACTGCTGCGTCGAGACGCCATTTGTGGGCAGGTTCGCCAGCGCCGTGATCGGCCTGGCTCACGCGCGCGGAGTAATCGTCGAGGTGTTGGCCGACATGCCCATGATGGAGGTCGACCCCAAGCAGGCCAAGAACGCCGCCGGGTGCGGCGGAAACGCGACCAAAGAACAGGTCATGTACGGGGTTGAGCGGGCGCTTGGGCAGAAGATCCCTAGCCCTGACGCGGCTGACGCTGCGGCGATTGCAATGGCTGGAGAAGCGCGGTTCGCGGAAGACCGTACATGAGTTCGATGAAGTCGTTGGCCGCCTTCTCGACGTGAAGGTCTGGGCTGCGCCTGGCGTCGCTGAACCCGATGCGATACGCCAGGGCCGCGGTGACAATGTCTCGCTCCCGGCTGGAAGCGAGCGCGTAGTTCTTGATCTCTTCTTTTTCGGCGTCGAGGTTGGGGGTTTGCATCAGAAGGGGATGTCGTCTTCGGTGATGACGGTGGCCTTGACGGGGTTCTCCAGCCACGCCTTGATCTTCTGGCCCCAGTCGGAGGGCCATTCGGCGATGGCGGAGTTCACGCGGTTGTCGCAGCCGTTGGCAATGAGCCACGCCGTCAGATGTTCAAGCATCAGGCTCCTTTCGGTAAGGGTCCCAACCAGCTTCGCCTCGGCGGCAGCGCCCAGCTTCTTCGACTCGGAGGTGGCGGTCGCGGGCTGTTTGGAGACGCGAAGGATGATCCGGTGGCCGCTCTTGCTCTTGCCGGAAGTGTCGGGGATGGTGGAGAGTTCGACCTTGAGGCCGACCCAGCGGGACGTGTCGGCACTGCCAACGTGCTGAATGATCGTCCCGGCGTTGCCGCTGTTGAGCCCGAAGGTCATGTCCGTCTCGACAAAGCCGCACACGACCTGCGACTTGCCATCGTCGAACTTCTGGACGTCGAAGTCGTCTTTGAGAGTCAGTACGACACGCTCGGGGTTGCCGGGCAGGTTGATGCTTCCGTCGCGGTTGGACTTGATGAAGTCGCCGCGATACACGTCGTTTGCGTTGATGCCCATCAGGACCTCCGTTTGCGTTGAGCCTTGCGCCACTTCTCCGTCCCGCCGCACCGCTGAACATCCTCGGAGACCAGCTGCACCAGCTGGAGCCACCGGGTCAGGGCCGGAGTGGACGTGTACACCCGCTTGAGCTTCACCACCGTGGGCAGCCTCACTCGCGGGCCATTCCTGTCGATCGGGTACCCCTCGTCCCTCCACCGAACCAGAGACGACCTGCTGGGCTTGGCACCGAGCCTCGCCTCCAGCTGGCTGGCCCCGTCGGTGTGCAGCACGATCAGCTTCTCACGAAGCATGTCCGGGCCGGGGAGGTTGAACACCTCTGTGCCATCAGAAGACCGTACCATGTCGTATTCAAAGGGGAGGGGACCCATGGGCGCTATGGTAACACAACGGCACTAGCGAGGCAAGTGAAACATGTCAAACGACAGCATCCAAGTTGGCCTCACGCCCGAGCAGGAAGACTCCGCGTGGGCCGAGTACGAGCGCTGCGGCAACTTCGCCGAGGTGGCGAGGCAGCTCCAGGTTCCGTACAACGTCATCTACCACACGCTCAATCGAGACCCGATCCGCCTGCATGATGTTCAGCGCGTGCGGGCCGACTCCGTCGCCGCTCGATGGGAGGGGATCGAGGGCAAGGCCGCCAAGTCCACGTCCCGCCTGCTCGACTTCATGGAAGGGATCATCGCGCACATCGTCGCCTGCGAGGAGTCTGGTCAGGAGATGACCGACCTGCCGCACTGGAAGGACGGCCACAAGATGACCGTCCTGGAGGCAATGACCTGGCTGGTGAACAACAAGATCCTGGAGACGGTGACGAAGTCTGGATTCACTGCGGCGAAGATCGCCGAGGGCATGCGGCAGGTGGCGTCTGGAGGCCACGTTGGTCAGAAGGCGCTCGGGGAGGCGTCCCGCGACGTGTCGAAGGTGTCCGACGAAGAACTGGCCCGCATGGTCAGCGAGCTGGAGGCGACCGGTCGCCCCCTTCCGTGGGGCGTGCAGCAGTGGAAGGATGCCCGAAACAGCCGTGCAGGGGGCAGCCCCAGTTGATCTGGGTTTCTACACAACCTTGACTGGCGGCTCCACTTCTCCAGCACCGAGCTTTGTCGTCGTACCACTCGCAGATGCACCCTTGCCGATAGGCTGCCGCGGTACACGGACCTGCATGCTTGCCGGGATCACCGGCTCCGCTTTTGCGTGGCTTGCGGCCGGAGCGAGGGGATCGGCCAGCTTGAGCATGATCGCCATCGACTCGGCCATCAGCGCCTTCCTCAGGGCGTGGAGCCTCTGGCTGTCGTCCTTCGGAACCAGCATCGTCGTGTGTCCGGCAAGGCGTTGAGCGGCGTCCCATAGCAGTGCTGCATCCTGGAGTTGCGTGCGGACGATCGGAGTCAGGTCGAAGTTTCCCATAGCCTCATGGTACCAAATGGCACAGCCGCGTCAAGCGGCAAACGCCAGTCAGGGCTCGTGCGGTGGAAATCCAAACGCCAGTCAGGGCTGCGGCGGCTCGAAGCCGCCACTCCAGGGCCAGGAAGCCAGCCTGGAGGTGGGCAGAACCTGGCCAGCACGGTCGGCGCGTCGCCGAAATAACCGATCGCGGACGTTGCGAGCCGCCCCCCGCGTGGCACGTTTGCGGACCGGATGGCGGAACGGACCGCCCCGGCAGGGAGCATGACCATGAGCAAGGGCAAAACCTGGGAATACGCCGACGAGCCGCCGTCGCCGGACCACAACGTATGGCTGGCGCTTGTGAAGAACCTCCAGTATTTGCAGGACCAGAAGAAAATGCCAGTGTTCTTCCGGGAGTGGCCCGGTGAACACATCGACCAGAACACCAGCAAGGAGAACGAAGACATGGCCGTTACCACACTATCGAAGTTCATGAGCAACTGGTCCATCGGCGCAACGGCCGTGGACATGGGTATGTTCTCGGGCAGCCACCTGATGAGAGTGACCCTGACCAGGAATGGCAAGGAGCTTGCGTACGTCACGCTTTCGATGCACTCGGCGGACAGCTGCCAGAAGACCACGCTCTTCAAGTCGTGGTATCAAGACCATTACATCTCAGACGAGGTGAAGCGCGAGTTCTTGGGTGACGAGTGCTACCAGCAGCTCTGCGAGAAGCGTGGCGTGGCCCCATCCAAGACGCGTTCGGCCCCGATCAAGCACAAGGAGCTGTTGCCAGTTCCTGCGTTCTGACCAGATTTCTTCTCCGGCCACTGTGGCCCGGAGTGTTCTTTTCCTGTTTCGAGAAGGAGTTTCGCATGCGTATCTACGTGAACGACGGTGACACCGGTGGTGCGACTGGCGCTCAGCACGTCAACGACGGGTTGACGGTGGCTGGGTACTTCAAGCACTACAAGCCGGGCAAGGACATGGCCAACTACCGCGTCCGGGTCAACGAGGGACCGGCCAGCGCTGGTACCTGCCTCAACGACGGCGACCGCCTGACCATCGGGCCGGGCAAGCTCGCTGGCGCGGCCAAGTGCCGGTCCTGATTCGCTGAATCGAGCATCCAGCCCTGGCGGGGGCTGGTTTCTCTTTCCCCATCAACCCCTTGTAGGAGTAGACCAGTGAACGACGAAGAGATAAAGAAAGCATTGGAGGCCAAGTGGGACGACTTGGACTTCACCGTACCGGACGTGGTTGACCCACCCATCGCTGCGCAGAAGCCGATGCTCAAGGCGAAGTGGGCGGGCAAGCTGAGCAAGTCCATCGAGGAGGCCGTCGCTGGTCCGAAGACCAAGCCAAAGAAGACCAAGCCTCCGATCGTGCGTGAGTTCAAGTTCGACGGCTCGGCCCGGAACCTGGCCAAGGTCGCGGCCAAGGTTGCGTCGTCCATGAGCGCCACGATGGTCAAGACCACGCAGCAGCGAGTCGCTGTGACTCCTCCTGGGATCATCGACCATCTCGATCTTCTCGTGGACCACATGCACGACATGCGTGCCAAGTTCAAGCTCTTCGCCGTCAGGACCGAGATCGCTCGCAGGCGGATGGGCGTGGGCAAGCTCGACGAGAACAAGGCCCACAAAGACCTGCGGCAGATCCTCGACGGCATGTTCAAAGATGCCAGCCACATCAGCTCGATCGGCTCTGTTCTTTACGCGGCCACACAGGACGCCGCTGGCCGAGCCAGCACGCACAAGGTCAGCCAGTGGCTGGAGGTGGCCGGGCCAGCCAAGGTGGTCGACCACACGCCGATGTGTCTGCATCACCTCAGGGCGATGCGCAAGAAGTATCAGGACCGGTTCCTGATCGACGTGAAGAAGAACAAGATCACCATGACTCTGGTGGTTCCTCCCCACGTCGTTCACGACAAGGAGATGAACATCAGGATGTCGTATCCGGAGTGCCGGATCGTGGTCCGGCCCGATCTGCCAATGACCGAGGGCGCTCGCACTGGCAACGCCGGGATCATGTGCCGCTACAAGGGCATGGAGGATGTGGGCCGTCCACACCCGCACATTTACAGGACGTGGACGTGCTTCGGTGACTATCAGGGCCATGTCGGGTCTGCCTACGCGGAGTGCCGCTGGCTCGATGTGTTCGAGATGATGGAGCAGCTCACCATCGACCCGAAGACCCACTCCGACATTCACTATCTGTACCAGTTCGCAAACCTGGACGGATGCGAGTGCGAGTGTGTCAAGTGCAAGAAGTGGTTCCGGGCCAACTCGCCCGGCATCTTGTACCCGACTGACGTCTGCATCAGCAAGGTATCGAAGTGGACGTGCCAGAACTGTGTCGCACGGTGCCCAGTCTCTGACCGCATCCTCGACGATCCAATCGTGATCGACGGAGTGGCGTACCACAAGAGCGTCACGGTCGCCGTGGGCGGGGTTCACACGCTCAAGACCGACACCGTGCTGGATCGCTACAGCAAGAAGACCGTGATGTGCAAAAACGCGGACGTGTGTGCCGTGACTGGGATTATGGGTACGGCCTACCCATTCCCAGAGTCGTACGACGGAGGCCAGGGCAACCCGTTCCGGATGTTCAAGCTCAAGGGCGGCGTGTGTGTGATCGAGGCTTGCCTCGATCTGATCGACGAAGAAGGCAAGCTCATTTCACAAGGAGAAGGTCATGGGTCGCGGAAAGAAGCATCGTCAACGTGGTGGCACAAATACGTCAAGCTGGCATGGGCGGGACTCGACGGAGAAGACCCCAACTGGGCATCTCGCACTTCAGGCTGGTCAAAAGACCTCTGGAAGCAGCTCAATAAAAAAGCGTCTTGACCCCATCAACCCGGAGAAGTTCCGCTTCTCGCAGATGGCGTGGCTCAAGCTCATTGTGCTCTGCAACGAGGGCGACAATGAGCTGGCCGGGTTCGGCGTGTGCAGCGAAAAAGACCCGCTCCTGATCGAGCGTTTCGAGCTGGTCAAGCACTACGCCAACGCCGTCCACTTCTCGTTCGACCCCGATGCCATGTGCGAGTTCATGGAGCGCATGGCCAAGGAGGGCATCACGCCAGACCGGTGCATGCGGTGCTACATCCACACCCACCCGGGAGACAGCGCAGAGCCGTCCCACATGGACTGGAACGAGTTCGACGACTTCTCCCAGAACCACGACTACTCGATCATGTTCATCCTGGCTCGCGGCGGGGCTTGCACGGCCACGCTGCGTCTTCGGATGCTCCCCGATCTGCATCCGGGATCTCCGATGATGCGTGGCCTGTACACGGACAAGCGGTTGGAGACGATCATCGTGGGCGATGATGTGAGCCCGTGGAAGAGCAACCGAGTCTACACGTCCCTGCGTGCATTGCCTCCGTCTGTCCTCATGGAGCTTCCCATCGAGGAGTGGCTCAATGAGTTCGACGAGTGTGCCCTGCTCACCAAGGACGACCCGGCCAACAAGAAGAACCAGTATTACAGCGGCTACAGCGGCGTCGGCTCTGGACGTCACCACGCCTTCCCCGGAGGGAACATGCCTTTCCACACCGGGCTTGCTAAGGACGGACCGATTGCCCGGCTCCGTGCCAAGCGCAAGGGCAAGAAGGGCGAGCCGATGACCTACGAGCATGCCGTGCGTGACATTGACCCGCTGGCCACCAAAGACGTGGCCGATGCTGGCTGGAGTCGCCTGCTCAGCCGCGCCGAGAACAAGGAGCAGGCCCAGTTGTGGTGGGCCAGGCGCGAGAAGGAGATGCAGGAGCTGGACGTGGACGACTTGGCCAAGCGGAAGCTGGTCGAGCACGTCGAAGACAACATGACCAGCGACGACAAGACCAAGCGCGACATGGCGTGGAAGACGCTGCTCTCTCGCTGCCATGGCGACTACGCCAAGGCGAAGTTCGTCTGGTCCTGGGTCCACGACCAGATCAACGGCAAGCCGAAGTATGACGTCCCGTCGGACGAGGAAGGCACGGTGGAACAGGCAGACGACAGGGTCTTTCGGGATCTCACCGCGGCCGACATTGACCGGATGTGTCTCGTCGAGGAAGAGGTCAGCGCTGGGCGCGGCATCATCGGCATGCACCTCATGTCCGCCGGGTGGAAGGCTGGAAGCCAGCAGGAGTGGGTCTCTTGCTGGAAGGCCGCCATGCGGTACAAGCTCACCGACGCCGAGCGTGAGTTCATCGAAGCTCTGGACGAGTCTGACGAGCTTCCTGTCGTCATTGCGTGGCTGGAGAAGAACGTGGGCAACACCAAGCCCGACGTCAGCGGCACAAGCCAGGTCGTCACCGACCGCAAGAAGCGGGTCATCGAGTGGCTTGGTCTGACCACGGAGGATCTGGAAGAGATGGCCAAGGAGCCGGAGATCTTCAACGCTGGCCTGGGGATCGCACGGAATCTGAACATGACCTA